ATGAAAAAAATAATAGGGATTCTTCTCGCTGTCTGCCTGGTATTCTCATGTGCAGCCTGCGGCGGCGGAGAGAAAAAGCCTTATGCTTCCGTGGAGGAATTCGTGCAGTCCGAGGAGGTCCAGCAGCAAGTGCAGAAGGCTTCCGAACAGTATCAAGCGGACGGCCTGACCATTACGGCTTCGGCGGATGGAGATAAGCTCGTTTTCACTTATGCCGTTTCCACACAGATTGATGCGGCCGCTACCATCCCCGCTTTGGAAATGGAGTTTGATGCACAGGCTTCCTCCTTCACAGAGGTCATCCAGCAGATGCGCGAACAGATCGATGTGGAGAACCCTTCCATCGTTCTGCGCTATGTTAACGCGGACGGCAGCGAGATTCTGTCCCGTGAGTTCACAGGCAGCGTGGAAAGCGAAGCTTCCTGAAAGGGCGTAAATTATATATAAAATAGCAAAAAGAAGAGAGTGGCCGTTTGCCACTCTCTTCTTTCTGTTTGACATCACAACCACACTCTTACGGCAAAGTTGCCTTTGAAAAAGTAGGTGTTCATGTAATGTCCATCTGGTGGCTCAAAAGCGATCTCATACGAACACTCAGAATCTGCACTGTCGAGACTATCCACAATAGACGGCTCCAGCGGAACATCAATCCCACTCTTTCCTCCAATGTGAAACTCAAGCTTGAAATGATCCTCGTACAGATATACGGCAACCAGAAAGGCATCGAACAGCTTCGCCTGAAAGGCTCTGTCCTCGACGCTGCCGTCACGGTAAAGAGACAGCGCAGAAATAATATCGTCGCGTGAGAAGGAAACCAGGGAGGCATTTTCTTCGGCAAGCCGTGAAACAAGCATGGCTTGTTCCCGTTCAAGTTCCAGGAGACGTTCTTTTGTGGACTCCGTGATAATTCCCATTTCAATGGCTGCGAGAAGATTCTTCGTGGCCTTTTTGTTTTCGGCGAGCTGGGCTTCGAGGGCTCCGATGCCGGTTTCACCCCGATAATCCTTCGCCCAGGCAATCGCTTTGTCTGCAAGCCACTCAATCACGTCATCACGCAAGATGTACTCTTTCATCGCAGCGGCGACCTGCCGCTCGATGACATCACGGCGGATATTCTGCTTCTTGCAGCTCTTCTCCTGTCGCCGTTTCTGGCATATATAATAGTGGTGCAGCTGCCCGTTTTTGCCGGTGCCGGAGACGCCGACCATCGGGCTCTTGCAAAGCCCGCAGAACAGCTTTCCTGTCAAAAGATAATCGCCTCCGCCGCGCGGTCGACCTTGTGGATTATTTTTCGTTTTCAGCACCTCCTGTACCCGATAGAAAAGCCCTTTATCCACAATCTGCGGAATGCCCCCTTCTACGCGAATGTCTCCATAAATATACACACCGGTATAGCGCTCGTTCGAGAGCAGTGCGTGAAAGCTGCTCCTCCCCCACCGGCCGCCGCGGCTTGTTTTTACGCCGCGGGCGTTGAGATCCTCGGCGATAGAGACAAACGGCTCGCCACAGGCGACGCGGCCAAAAATCTCCCGCACAATTTCATCGTTCGGCGGGTCGAGAACATAGTGAAGATTTTCGTCCTTTTTGTAACCGAGCGGCAGCGTTCCATTCGTGACCTTGCACTGCATCGCGTTGTCACGCAGGCCTCGGCGGATATCCTCGGCCATATTTTCAGAATAGAACTGATTGACGTTCATCATCGAGCGCAGGGCAAAGCGCCCAGCGGCTGTGTTATCGAAGTCCTCTTCCGCGTAGAGCACGCGCACGCCCAGTTCGTTGAGACGGGCTTCGTTCATCATCGCCTGCAGCATGTTGCGGCCCATCCGGTTCGACTTCCAGGCGACAACATACTGAAATTTCCGCTTTTCCGCGTCTTTCATCATCCGCTGGAAGTTCGGGCGTCGATCCGTCTTACCAGAGATGGCTCTATCCTCATACGTTGCCGCGATATGGATGCCCTGCGCCTTCGCAAAAACCAGACACTCCCGCACCTGCTGCTCAATACTGGCATCCTTCTGTGCGTGGCTGCTGTAGCGGGCATAGATGACGCCGGTTTTCTCTCCAGACGTTTCCGCTTTTTTGCCCATACGCTCACCCGCCCTGCTCGATCTCCACTTCGGCCTTGGCGACGCCATATATTGCCTCTGATGTCGTAAATTCCTTTTCATCGATAAGAACGGCAGCGATTTCCTCCGATGTAAAGTCCGTCCCCCGCATGTAGGCCAGCGCAATACGGAATGCTTGTTCATTCCACACATCACCGCAATGATCCGCTGCCCAGTACGCGTCATCAGAAGAAAATCCGTCTTCGCGCAGACGATCGATCAATGCACTGCGGGAGAGCGGCTCGGCGTCAAGCAAATCGAGCGCATAGGTTAGTGCGTCAATATTTTCCTGTGTATACGGAGGTTCGGAGGGAGCAAGTTCTTCCCTCACTTTTTCGAGCTCCGCAGAAATCTCTGCGGAGGCCGAGGCTGCCAACGCATCTTCCTCCGCCTGCCTCGACCTGTCTGCAACAGAAATGATGATACCCACGGCAATAGCGGCAAACACAACGAACAGTACGATTCTCATCACCCATGTTTGAGTATCTCCCTGCTGCCTTTCACTCGATTGCTGCAGATCCGGCTCTTCCTCCGGCAGCTGTTCTGAGAATTCCGATACAGAGGCTTCTTCAGAAAGCTGATTTTCTTCCGGCAGAGAGCTCTCGTTCATGTTCTTGCGATCATCCATACATGGTTCCTCCCTTCTTCTATAATTTATTTCACCCTGCTCAAAAACGCGACAGCCTTGCCGAGAATCCGGAAATCCTGCAGCTGCTCGCCGCTATACACGAGCGGCGGGTATTGGGGATTCTCCGGCTGCAATACGACCTGCCCCGGATACTTGTACACTCGCTTGAGCGTGGCCTCGTCCCCAATCAGTACGGCGGCGATTTCTCCGTTTTCCACGTCGGGCTGCTCCCGAATATAGACCAGATCGCCGTCGTAGATACGGGCGTTTATCATGCTGTCCCCCCGGCAGCGGAGAGCGAAATCCGCCTCCACTTCATCGGCCGCTTCGACATACCCCTCAAGATTTTCCTCCGCCAGGATCGGCTCGCCGCAGGCAATAGTGCCGAGGAGCGGGACGCGCTTTGTTTTGGGGAGAGGGAGAATATCAGGGGACTGCGGGAAATCGGAGGCTTTCTCTCGTTCCATGGGAACATCCAGGCCCATGAGCCATGATTCACTAACACCCAGCGCAAGGCCAAGAATGGTCAGCTTCCATTGCCCGGGAATCACTTTTCCATTTACGAACTGACTCAGATCACTTTTGTTTAGTTTGATATGGTATTTATCACAGTAGGGTTGCGCCATTTGCAAAATGTCTGCTTGCTTCAAACTTCTTTCAACCATTATTTGTTTTAATCTTTGTGCTGTAGTCTGCATAGTAAAGAGGCTTCCCTCCCTTCTGTTTTAAAGAATATCATAAATTGAAGATAAGTTCAATATAAAAAACAAAATAATTCAATTTTTTGAATATCCTATTGACTTTCATGAGTGCAAGCGGTAATATGATGACAGAAAGTTCAATATTGAACAATGAAAAGAGGTGAATATGATGCCTTATAACTATGCAGCACTCCTCGGGAAAATCGTTGAGACGTTTGGCACACAGGCAAAATTCTCTAAAGCGATCGGGCTGTCTGAACATACTGTTTCGCAAAAATTGAACGGAAAATCTGAATGGAAGCAGACAGAGATCCTCAAGGCGTGTAGCCTTATGGGAATTGAGAAGGAACATATACCCAAATATTTTTTTGCTATATAAGTTCAATATTGAACTTATGCGTATTAACTTTAAGAACAAAGAAATGAGCGCTATATGTTAACCAACTATCTGAACTCTCTTCTGGGGAAGGAATTTGCTCTTGAGATTGTAGATGCACTCCGGAATCAGAAAACCATTCTGATTCGCGGGGCGCAAGGCTCCACGGGGAAAACGACACTGTGCCGCATCCTTCGGGAACACGGAGTCGCCGCCGTGGAAGAGAAGGACGTTTATGAGGTGATTCTGGATACCCCTCTCGAAAACCGTATCCCGCATTTTAATCCGGAAACCATTTCGAAATCCTGAAAGGAGAATGCCCCATGAAACCCACCACCCCCGCCGCGGTGCGGCTGCCGCAGATGCGGCTTGACTTTGCCCCGCAGGATATTCCCGAGCACGTCCTGAAAATTATGGCTATGGCTTCCTGCGGCCTGACGGAGAAGATCCTTCGCGAGCCCGGAGGACGGGAACGGCTCGACGCCGAGACCAGGAGAAGAAAGCAGGGGATGACCGGATGATCCGCTGGACACAAGAGGAACTCGCGTCCATGCGCGAGTGGGATCGGCAGGTGGAACGCGACGCCGCGCCCAAGCGCAGCCCGGAAGGAAAAGCACGTGCAAAAGCCAGAGACGCCGCACGCCATCGTGCCCGCTGCGCTGCCAAAAAAACGGAGAAACAGGAAGAGGGAACAGAATGAATATCAAGACGCTTGCGTATATTCATCGGATTCTGAGCAGTCAGGAAAGAGTCTTGCAGAAGCTGTACGAAAAAGACGTCGAAAACAACGCCGGAGAGAGCACAATCGGCAGCAGTCTTACGAAATGGGAGGAAGCGAAAGAAGCACTCGCGGATTTCGAAGGAACTGAATGGTAGTTCCCCCCGCGCTGCGGCGTGTCATGTGATCATCTCGATTTCTACATAACAAGGAGGAATTTTCATGCGTCCCATAAACAACTGCAAAGCCTTCGCTGTCTACCTCTCCCTTTGCCGTCGACTTGAGCTTCCGGCCTCCACCAGCAATTTCCTCGAGTTCTGCCGTTCCGGCTATGACCTGCTCGCGCTCGACTGGCCGTGCCCCAGGAAGGAGGGATCACCGTGTACCAATGCGTCGTGATGATGGGCCGTCTGGTGGCGGACCCGCAGCTTTCGATGACAAAAAGCGAAATCCATGTAACGAGCTTCCGCATCGCGGTTGACCGTCCATACAAAACAAAGGACGGCACGCCCTCCGCCGACTTCTTCGATGTCATCGCCTGGCGCTCGCTTGCGGACTTTATCTGCAAGCATTTTCGTAAGGGAAAGCCAATTCTTTTGCAGGGCCGTATGGAAACGCGCTCCTACACCACCCAGCAAGGGGAAAAGAAATATATCACCGAGCTGATCGCTGAGCAGGCGCGGTTCTGCGGTGACAGCTCCGCGAAGCATGATGCGCCTCCCCTCCCCGAACCACCCGCAGCTGGCGCACAGGAGGACGAGGAAGGCGACACGCTCAGCGGGGACGACCTGCCGTTTTGACGGGGAAAGGATGTGATGCACATGAGCAGAGAAAAGAAAAATCTCCGCCGGCTGAGCGTTCTCGTCACCGCGCAGACAGCTGGAAACCTTAAAAAGCTGACGGCTATGGCGGGCTTCCGCGACCATGGACGGACAATCGACAAGCTCGTGCGCGAGAAGATGCTGAGCCTTCGGGGGAAGGATGTGTGCAAGCATGATGAATGAGCTTATCGTGGACAACTTCGCAGGTGGTGGAGGAGCCTCCACAGGAATTGAGTTGGCAACAGGCCGTCCCGTGGACATTGCTATCAATCATGATCCCGACGCCATTCTGATGCACCAAACGAACCATCCCTTCACACAGCACTACTGCGAAAACGTTTGGGATGTCGATCCCGTGAAGGTTTGTAAAGGTTGTCCAGTCGGTCTCGCATGGTTTTCACCGGATTGCAAGCACTTTTCCAAAGCCAAGGGAGCAAAGCCTGTCGATAAAAACATCCGCGGTCTGGCATGGGTAGCGCTTCGCTGGGCGGGGCTTGTTCATCCCCGCGTCATTATTCTGGAAAACGTTGAGGAATTCCAAACGTGGGGGCCCGTCAGGAAAGGAAAACCCGTTAAATCAAAGTCTGGACAAACCTTTCGCAAATTCATCCGTCAGCTCCGTGGGCTTGGATACGCCGTGGAATGGAAGGAACTTATCGCAGCAGATTACGGGGCGCCTACCACAAGAAAGCGTTTCTTCCTTGTCGCTCGCTGCGACGGCAGACCGATTGTGTGGCCAAAACCAACACACGCACCCAGGGACAGCGATACTGTAAACCGCGGCGAACTTTCGCCCTGGCATGGTGCGGCAGAAATCATTGACTGGAAACTTCCGTGTCCATCCATTTTCGAGAGCAAACAGCAGATCAAAGAACGATATGGCGTAACAGCGCAGCGCCCACTGCGGTCGAACACGATGCGGCGGATTATCCGTGGTGTGGACAAATTCACCATCAAAAGCAGGAGACCGTTCATTGTACAATGCAACCATATAGGAGCAGGACACATAAAAGATCCGGCTGCACCGCTGGGAACAGTGCTTGCTCACCATGCGGAAGGAATAGCGGAGCCTGTTATTGCGCCGGTTACATTTTCAAACACAGGAAGTTCCGTGGGAACAGGTGCGAAAGAACCGATACACACGATCAGAACGGCTGGCGGACAAATTCTATCAACGCCCTGCCTTATGGCCATCGGTCAGATCGGCGGCGGAGATAGAACCAGAAGTCTTCGAGTGCCAACGCATACGCAAGTTTCGAAAGCCGAGGAATGTGTTCTAGCGCCATCACTCATCCAGTATCACACAGAGCAGAGTGACCATGTCAGAGCGTCGCAGCTTGAGGAACCAATCAACACCATTGATGCTTCAAATCGCTACGGCTTATCCTCCGCCTGTCTGGTGGAATATTTCGGAAACGGGAATCCGCTCGATGTAACCAAGCCAACACATACAGTTACCACAAAAGATAGAGAGGCCGTAGTTGCCGCCCACATTTGCAAATTTAAAGGACAGGACTTAGGGCAGACGGTAAGTTCTCCCTTGCATACAATTACAGCCAGTCCGGGAGAGTTCGCAGAAGTAAAGGCTGTCATTGTGAAGTATCACCCAGATGCAGATATGAGATACTGGCCGGAAATCCGCGCGCTTTTGAATGAGCATTGCGGGTACGCACTTGCGGAAGATGAAGTTATCCTGCTGAGACTGGGGGAGGCATGGTATTTTATTGCGGACATTGGCCTGCGGATGCTTACGCCTCGGGAACTGTACAATGCAAACGGTTTCCCTGAGGACTACATCATCGACCATGATTATACCGGCAAGGAATACCAAAAGGCAAAACAGGTCGCCCGGTGCGGAAATGCTGTTCCGCCTCCTTTCGCTGCCGCACTGGTTCGGGCAAACCTGCCCGATTGGTGCACACAGCGATATGAGACCATGGCGCAGCTCAAGAAAGCAATTACAGCTTGAAACGAAGGAACGACTATGAGATATCAGTGCGATTGCCCGGAATGGGCGGAACGTCCCTGCGACAATCCAAATGAGGAGCTGGAATGTGAGGATTGTCAGTACGCCAGAGAACAGGAAGATGCGGAATGAAGCGGAATTGCCGTTCCGCAAACAAGGAGGAGCGTTTTATGGTCAGATATTTCAAGGCCACAGAAATTTCAGAGGAAGAATACATTGCAGCAACCGGGGAAGATTTGGGCTTTTGGAATGCGTGTGTGTCTCCTGAAAATGACGGTGTCTATGTCGCCCTGGATGAGGAGAGTGAGTATGAGTTTACGATAGAAATTTCAGACTTTGATGAGCTCCGCTCCCCGGAGGCCTCCTCATGAGCGCGCTGCAAAAGACCTCCTCCCCGCCCTCCCGGCCGCTCTCGGCGATTACGGAGGAAATCCAGTTTTACAAGGCGCAGGCGGGGCAATGCATCGTGGAAATCGGCAAGCGCCTGCTCGAGGCGAAGGAGCAGCTCCCGCACGGACAGTGGGAAGCCTGGCTCGAAAAGAGCGTGGAATTCACGCCGAGAACGGCGCAGAATTTCATGAAGATCGCATCTGAATTTGACCCAAAAACGAAACCGGTTTCGTTTTTGCCCTACACAAAGCTCCTCGCCCTGCTCCAGCTCCCGCCGGAGGAGCGGGAGGAATTTATCGCCGAGCCGCACACCGTGAACGGGCGGGAAAAGACGGTCGACGAGATGACAAAGCGCGAGCTGCAGGCCGCAATCAAGGAGAAAAACGAGGCTGTCAAGGCGCGGAAGGAAGCGGAATGGGAACTCTCCAAGGAACGCATCCGCGCCGAGCAGGCGGAAAAGGAAAAGGAAGGCCTTGTGTACAGCCTGCGCGCATCGCGCGATACTGCCGAGACCCTCCGCAAAAACATCGACGCGAAGGAAAACGCGCTCACGTCCCTGCGCGAGGAGGTCGATCGTCTGCGTGCCCGGCCGTATCAAAAGCCGGAAATTCCGGAATCGGAAAAGGAAGCCCTTCGGCTCGAGGGCGCGCGGGTGGCGAATGAGGCAAACCGCCGCCAGCTCGAAGCGCTGCGCGAAGAGCTCGAGGAGGCGAGGACCGCGAAGCTCGAGCCCGTCCCGGAGGACGAGGCCGTCGAGGCGGCTTTCCGCTTCAATCAGACGGTGCAGGCCGCGGCAGATCAGCTGCGCACGTTCTTCCGGCTTGTGCCGGTGGATGTGGCCGCACGGGAACTGGAGCTGTGTGCGCAGCGGCTGGAACGGCAGAGGGATGAGCTTTACACGATGGCGCAGCGCGCCGCGAATCTCGCTCTTGCGGATTCCGACGGCACGCTGCCGCCGATAGAGGAGGATGAATCATGAAAGCAATCTACAGCAAACGAATTTATGATACACAGAAAGCAGAAAAAATCCTGGACTTTGGCGACAACACGCTGTACCGCACGAAAAAAGGAAACTGGTTTCTCACGGACGCCTCCGGCGTGCAGCCCGCCCTCTACCCTGTCCCGCCGGAGCGCGCCGCTGTGTATGTGGGAATGTACGCCGCCGAGCGGTATGTCGAATTCTTTTCTGCGGCAGAATTGGAGGAAGCATGATGGCGGAAGTGGAACGTCAGCTGGCGATTGTCACAAATTCCTGCTGTGAGTTTTCCGGACATGGCAGGCCCATTTTTATTTTGTTTCTTCGGTTGGTTTCCGGGATGGATAAGGGGAAAAACCTGCAAAAAACATATCCTTACGGAGAGGAGCTTCCGGACTATCTGCGGCGGGATCTGCTGCGTCTTTCCTGTCCGGTTTCCAGTCCGAAGGACTTGCCGTTCCTGAAAGACAAGCTGCGCGGCGTGATGGTGCGCATCGCCCTGGAGGATGGCAAAATACATATCAACGATTATTTCGGGCGCGGAGACCCGAACAAATACCAATGACGGGGGAATGTCCATGGATACCCACATGATACCCTGGGAGCTGAAAGCTCTGCCGCAATGGGTATGCCACCGCTACCCGAATAAAATGCCCCTCTCCCCCTTCCCGGACGAGCGCGGGAAGCTTCCCCCTGCGGACTGCCGCAGCACGGCGACCTGGGGCACCTTTGAGGACGCCTGCCGCGCGATCAGGCAGTACGGTGCGAAGGGGCTCGGCATCCAGCTCGGCCGCGGCATCTGCGGAGTCGATCTTGACCACTGCGTGGAGGATGGCGAGCTGAGCACACTGGCCCGCGAATTTCTCTCTGCTCTGCACAGCTACGCGGAATTTTCCCCCAGTGGGACAGGCGTCCATATTCTGTGCAAGGGTTCTCTTCCGTCGCGGGAAGGGCGGAAGGTTCCCGCTCTCGGCCTTGAAATGTATGACTCAGGCCGCTACTTCACGGTGACGGGCTGTGCCGTCTGTGACGAGAACGGAAAACCATATCCGCTGCGCGACTGCTCCGCTGAGCTTGCCCGGCTGCATCAGAAATATTTTGCACGGGAGACGCCGGAACAGACAAAGCTGTCTCCGGCTCCCTCCCCCGTGCCGGGAACCGTCCGCGATATGAGCGACGATGAAATTCTTCGCATTGCTTTCCGATCCAGAAACGGGGAAGAAATGGAACGGCTGTACCGTGGAGACTGGAGCACCTCCCAGTATCCATCTCAAAGTGAAGCGGATTATGCGCTTGTCAATCACCTGGCGTTCTGGTTCAACGGTGACTTGGACCGGATCGACCGGGTGTTTCGCGCTTCCGGGCTTTTCCGGCCGAAGTGGGATCGATCGGCCGGAGGCGGCAGGACATACGGCCAATATACCATCCAACGCGCTGTGCGCCAGCTGCAAACCGGATTTGTCCCACGGGAACGGGAACACGCCGGCCGTCCCTCCAGACCTCCCCTTCCCGAAGAACCGCCGGAAAATTTCCGTTTCTCTCCCCCGCCTGCTTCCCCATCCGGGAACACACCCGCCGGGAGTCCGATTTCCGCCGATCCATCACTTTACACCTACGACGACACGGGAAACGCATACCGCTTCCGCGACGCCTATTACCGCGACGTCAAATTCAATCACATTGACAAGGTCTGGATGCACTGGGACGGATGCCGCTGGATTGAGGATCAGACAGGGCAGATCAAGCGTCTCGCGGATGAGCTTTTGCAGCGGCTTGTCCAGGACGCGGAAACTCTGCCGAACCGGGAAGAAATCCTCAAACATGTACGGCGTACGCGCTCCAGCAAAGCGAAGGAAGCCATGCTTCACGAAGCGCAGCATCTCACCGGCATTCCAATTTTGCCCAACGAGCTTGACCGCTACAAAGATGCCCTCAACGTCCGAAACGGGATTCTCGATCTCAAGACAGGACAGCTGCGTCCGCATGACCGGAAGCTCTGCTTCTCCATGCTTGCCGACGCTGAATATCTGCCCGACGCCGTGTGTCCCCGCTGGCTTGCCTTTCTTGACGAAATCACAGGCCACGACAAGGCGCTGCAGCTGTACATCCAGCGCATGGTCGGCTACTTTCTGACCGGCTCCACGCGGGAACAGTGCATGTTTTTCCTGTTCGGCAGCGGCTCCAACGGCAAGAGCACCTTTGTGAATACAATCTCCTCCCTGTTCGGGGATTACACGAAGAACGCGCAGGCCGAAACCATCATGCGCAATGACCGCGGCGGCGGCTCCGGCGCACGCTCCGACCTTGCCCGTCTCAAAGGCGTGCGACTGACAACGACCTCCGAGCCATCCGGCGGCTGTGTACTCGATGAGGCGCTCGTGAAAACCATGACCGGTGATGACGTGATTACGGCGCGGCGGCTCTACAAGGAGGAATTCGAGTTTCGGCCGGAGTTCAAAATCCTGATGGCCACTAACTACAAACCGATTATCAAGCACTCGGACTACGGCATCTGGCGGCGCATCCGGCTCCTGCCGTTCACCGTACAGATCCCGCCGGAGAAGAAGGATCCCCAGCTCGGCGACAAGCTGCGCGAGGAAAAGGCGGGAATCTTCCGCTGGGCGGTACAGGGGGCGATCGACTGGTACCGCGAGGGTCTGCCGCCGTGTCCGTGCATTGACCGGGCAAATGAGGAATACCGGCTGGAAATGGACAAGATGCAGCAGTTTGTGGGAGACTGTCTGACGCGGGAACCGGGCAGCACCATCCCCTCCGCTCGCCTTTACGACGTCTACCGCGCCTGGTGTACGGAGCATGGGGAACGTTTTCCCCTCTCGCAGGTACGTTTTTCCGGCGAGCTGCAAGACAATTACCACTTTGAACGACGAAAAACCAAAACCTGCAATGAATTTCTTGACGCAGCTCTCACTGAAACCGGACAGGAGCTCGCTCTTTCCGCACCGGAGAGCTTTCGGTGATCGATTTTTATGTCTTGGTGGAGGGTGGTGGAAGAGGTGGAGGGTTTCCCGAAACTTTTTCTTACTTTTTTCCTAGGGAACTTTTCCGAAAACCCTCCACACCCTCCACCACCCTCCACCACCCGCATTCCGCCTGGATTTTTTGCTCCTCCCCCTCCTTCGCAACCCTCCATAACCCTCCACCCTCTCACAAAATATTCTCTTTCTTTTTGTTTCTTTCCACCAAAAGAAAGAGAAAAGTTGAAAAGGAAAATCCCTTCACAGGAAACAGAAAGGACTTTCCGCTCCCCGACAACCTTCCACAACCCTCCACCCTTCACGCCAAACGAGAAGCGTTGTTTTTGTACAATGACGACAAAAGAAAGGATCGTGACGTCTATGACAGATTTTCAGCAGGAAAAGCTGCGCCGGTATCTGCTCGCCCGTGACCGTCTCCAGCGCAAATGCGAGGAGGTGAACCGCTGGAAGGGCATCCGTGCGGAGCTCACCGCCCTGGGCGGCGCACGCCCAGACGGACGAAGTCGGTCCGGCGGCGGGCAGGACACTCTCCTCGAATTGCGCGAGGAGCTGGAACGCGCTGCCCTCGAGACGAGGGAGCTCCGCCGCGAGCTGCAGAAGGCGCTCGCCCAAATGCCGGACGGCGACCTGCGCGGCCTGCTCGAGGATCGTTACCTCGTCGGGCGTTCGAAGCGCGAACTGATGGAGCACTACTGCCTTTCGGAGCGCAGTTACTACCGCCGCCTCACCCAGGCGGCGCGCTGCCTTGACCGGTGCAGCACATTCTTCCGCGCGCCCTCCTGAAAAGTTGGCGCGGAATGTCACGAAATGGCAGGGAACGGCACAGTTTGTCAGCTTGAAACGCACGCCGTTCTTGAAGTATAATCATCATGCAGAGGTGTTCCCGCAAGGGAGCGCCTCTTTTTTTCTGCCCGAATTTCTTTCGCGGGTCCTTCCGGAGGGCGACCCTCAAGTGCGGCGCATCCGAGCCCCGAAATCCGTCTGGATAAAAGCGAAAAAAATCACTTTGAATCCTTGACGGGGACCTTTTCCGCCAAATTTCAGGGATTTTTGGGCAGGGTGACGGAGCTTTGCGAGACGCGGACCGATCCGGCGATTCGCCGAAACGGGGCTGTGGTTTTTGGGGATTCGCGGAGGGATCACGGATCCGGACGCCGGGGGTTCGAGCAACAGGGGAAGGGGGATTCTATGGCCGAAAAGAGCGAGCTGTACTTCGAGGACGGGACCATCATCGCGAGTACGCGGTATGCTGCCGCTTACTTCGGCGTGACGCCCGCAACACTTTCAAATTGGGGAAAGAGCGGATGCCCTCATTTCAAATACGGATTCTGGGATATCAAAGCGGTGACGGCGTGGTGCACGGAAAAGGACGGCGAACGTCTGGCGGAGGCGGCGCGCACCGATCCCTCAAAGATGACGCCCGCCCAGCTCAAGACGCACTATGAGGCTCTCCTCAAACAGGAGCAGCTTGAGGGGGCACGGCTCCGGAACCAAATTGCAAACGGCGAGTTTCTTCGACGAGGGGACGTCGTGCGCGAGCTCTCACAGTTCTTCGCCGTCTTTCGAGCGTCGTCGTTCGGCCTCGGCGAAGCGCTGGCGCAGCTTGTCTCCGACCACACGGACAGCGAAACGGGCCGAACGGCAGCAGGGCTCATCCGCTCGTGCATCACACAGGCGCTCTCACAGATGGCCGTCTCCGGCGTCTGGGCTCCCGATGAGGAGGCGGACGCGTGACGGGCTGGCTCTCCGAGGCGCTGCGGGCGCTGCGGCCTCCGCAGGAGCTGACAACGGCGCAGTGGGCGGAGCAGTCCCGCATCCTCTCCCCCGCCGAGTCGGCACGGCCGGGGCCGTGGCGAAACGACGTCACGCCGTACCTGGTGGGCATCATGGACGCTTTTGATGATCCCGAGGTGGAGGATATCACCTTTGTGAAATGCACGCAGGTCGGCGGTACATCGGTGATGCTCAACATGATCGGCAAAGCCATCTGCTGCGATCCCGGCCCGATGATGATGGTCTACCCGAAGGACGATCTCTGCGAGCTGGCGAGCGAAGAAAAGCTACAGCCGATGATCCGCTCCTGTCCTCAGCTGCGGGAACAGTATGACGAGAGCAGCAAGCGGCTCGACCTGGTTTTCGACTCGGCGCGCCTGGCTCTTGTCTCCGCAAACTCGCCGTCCAACCTTGCGAGCCGCCCGGTTCGGTACCTGTTTCTGGACGAGGAAGACAAATTCCCCGTCCGCGCCGGGAAGGAAGCCTCCCCGGCGAAGCTCGCCATGGAGCGCCAGCACACCTTCGCGACGAGCCGCAAGACGGTGCACGCCTCTACGCCGGTCTTTGAGACCGGCCCCATCTGGCAGGGCTGGCTGCAAGCCGGAAGCCAGATGGAATACTTCGTCCCATGCCCGCACTGCGGAGCCATGTGGACGTTCAAACTCCGCCAGCTCAAATTTCCGGACGGCTGCACGGAGGATCAGGCGCTCCGCGAAGCCTGCTATGTCTGCGAGGAGTGCGGCTGCGTCATCAAGAATTCCGACAAGCCGGGAATGCTCCTCGCCGGGGAATGGCGGCGCACGGGAGGAAAAGGCGGCAAACGCCGCATCGCCTTCCGGCTCAACGCCCTGTACTCGCCCTGGGTGCGCTTCGGCGAGGCGGCAGCCGAGTGGATCGACTCACAGCGCGCGCCGGAAAAGCTGCAAAACTTTGTCAACTCCTGGCTCGGGGAACCGTTCCGCGAGGTGGAGCGCACACTCGACGCACAGCGATTGCTTGACGAAAACGAGAGCAGCTATCCCGCGGGGATCGTGCCGCCCGGCACTGTGTTCCTCACAGGCGGAGTGGATGTGCAGAAAAAGAGCTTCTTCTGGACGGTGCGCGCCTGGCTCTCCGATCTGTCAAGCTACAACGTCGCGCACGGACAGGCATTCTCCTGGCCGGAGATTGAGGAGGTGATGAACGCGCCGTACCGGGGGACGGACGGGAATCCGATGCTCGTCAACCTTGCCGCAATCGACTCCGGCGACCAGACGGACGATGTGTATGCCTTCTGCGCTGTCAACCGTGCCTGGGCGGTAGCCGTCAAGGGTTCCAGCACGCGGCTGCTCGATCGGTATAAAACGTCTGTCATCGCAAAGGATGGGCTCGGCAAAGGGATGCCGCTCATTCTGGTGGATACGGCCTATTACAAGGACATGATCTTCTCCCGCATCCTGCGCGGTCAGGAGAGCGGCGGCTGGCTTCTGCACAGCGGCTGCGACCCGGAGTACGCCGAGATGGTGACGGCTGAGCACAAGGTGATCCATCGTGTGCGCGGCCATCTCGTGACCCAGTGGGAACCAAAAGTCACGGGCGGCGATAACCACTATTTCGATGCAGAAGTTTATGCCGCGTGTGCGGCCGACCTGCTTGGAATGCGGAGCATCTATGTACGGGCGCAGGAGAGCATCCGGGAAGAGGGGGACGCCTTTGCGGAGACAGCTTCTGCCGGATGGACAGCTCCGGGACAAGGCACATCCGGAGGCACCTTCCGGAGAAAGGGGAGATAATTTTGATGACAGCAGAATACAGGGTGCGGCGGGAAAGCCTGATGAAGGCGATTGAAAAAATTGAGAACGGCGCGCAGGAATACCGCATCGGGAACCGCACCGTCCGCCGGGCCGACCTCGCGTCACTGTACGCGGAGCTTGAGCGCGTCGAGGCAAAGCTTTCGCAGCTTGAGCGGCCCTCCATCACGGCGGCGGTGCTGCCGCGCAGGAGGTGAGACGGTGGGCAATCGCATGAGTCTGCTGAACCGGATGCTCCTCCCCCTGGCCCCGCGGCTCGCATGCCGCCGGGAAGCGTGGCGGATGCTGGCGCGCTCGGCCTACACAGCGGAGGACGGCTCCCCGCGCAGCGCGGGCTGGGAGCGAACGAACCGCACCGGCGAAGCCACAAACCAGGCGGGGCGGGATGTCATCCGCGCCCGGGCGCGGGACCTCGAGCGCAACAGCGACGTGATGGAAGCCATCCTTGGCGCGATGGAGCGCAATGTGGTGGGGACCGGTTTTGTTTTGCAGGCCAAAACGGAGGATGAATCGCTTAACGAACGCATCGAAACAAACTGGCGGGATTGGTGCTCGCTGCACTCGTGTGAAATCACGGAGCGTTGGACGCTGAATGAGCTGATCGCTCTCTGTGTGCGGCGGCGAATGGTGGACGGCGGCGTGCTTCTGCTCCTTGCCGTACAGGACGGGCGGCTGCGGTTACAGCTGCTCGAGGTGGATGAGCTGGATACCTCCATCACCGTCTGCGGGAAGAACCGCGTTTACGGCGGCGTGGAGGTGGACGAATACCGCCGCCCGGTGGCGTATCACATCAAGGTGTACGACATCTGGGGAGCCTGGCTGCGAACGGAGCGCTATCCGGCGGAGGGTGTGATTGATCTGCCGTACCTCACGCGGCCCTCGCAGGTCAGAGAGATCTCCCCCGCCGCGGCGACGCTGCCCCGTGTGGATGACCTCAACGAGCTCATCGACGCGGCCATTGAGAAGGAACGTGTGCTCGCACACCTCTCCGTCGCGGTGGAAAAGGAGCAGGGAACACTGACAGGCTCACCGTTCTACGGCCGGGGCCTGCCGGGAGCGGAACCCGACGCCTCCAAATCCGAGCAAACGGCCACAGAGCTTCTCCAACAGGGAAGCATCACCTATCTGAAACCGGGCGAGAAGGTTGCAACCATCTCACAAGCGGGAACCAGCAGCGTGGTGGATCAGACGCTGCGCACGACGCAGCGCCTTGCCGGAAGCGGGCTCGGGTTGAGCTATGAAGCCGTCGCCCGCGATATGTCGCAGGTCAATTACTCCTCGGCGCGGCAGGGACTGCTCGAGGACCAGCGGACGTACCGGATGCAGCAGCAGTACATCATCGACCACCTGCTCGACGTGATCTATCCGCTGTGGCTCGATCTCGAAGCGCTCTCCGGCCGATTGACGCTGCCGGGCTACTTTGACGCACCGGAGCGGTACCGGGCGCACGTATGGGTAACGGCGGGCTGGGAGTGGATCGACCCCCAGAAAGAGGCGAACGCAAACAAAATTGCGCTCGAGACAAACCAGACGACGCTGCAATCCATCTGCGCCGGGAAGGGCCGGGACTGGCGCGAGGTGTTGCAGCAGCGGGCACGCGAGGAACAGCTGGCGGAGGAGCTGGGCCTGACGCGCGCCGAAATCACGCAAACGATACTGTACGAAGATGAGGAAGGGGAAGAAAATGAATCGAAACCATGAGGACAGCGCGCGGATGCTGTTCCGCTCACTCGAATGCCGGGCCGCGGAGGAGGGTGCAAACCGTTTTGAGATCTCTTTTTCGAGCGAAGCGCCGGTCAGCCGCTGGGGCTGCCGGGAGATCCTCCTGCACACAAAGGACTCGGTCGATCTCTCCCGCTTTGCGCCCGGCGGAGCGGGCAGCCTGCTCTTTGCCCACGGGATGGACCCACGCTACGGGAAGCTGCCGGTCGGGCGCGTGGTGCGCGCCTGGCTTGACGAAGCGGAGCGCAAATGCCGCGCGGTGATTGAGCTCGACACGGACGATCCGGACGCGCAGCGTCTGCAAGGCAAGCTCGAGCGCGGGATGCTCTCCGGCGTAAGCGTTGGCTGCAAGGTGAATCAGTGGCTTGAGCTTGCTGCGGGCGATACAAGCCCGGACGGGCGCATCGAGGGCCCGGCGTCCCTCGGCATCCAATGGACGCCGTATGAAATCAGTCTGGAGCCGGTACCGGCCGACGCAACCGTCGGGCTGGGCCGCGCGATGGAAATGGAAACAGAAAGGGAGGCAAACAGCATGGGAAACATCACAAGAAACGAGTCAGGAACCATCCCGGCACAGAGCGCTCCGGCGGCTCAGGAAGCTCCGGCAGCGGAGGATCCGGTGCTTGCGGAGCGCCGCCGCGCGACGGAGATTGAGACGCTCTGCCGCAGCTTCGGCGAAGACCCAGGCGCGTACATCCGGGAGGGCACAAGCGTCGAAACAGTGCGCGCCGCCATTCTTGACAGGCTCTCGCAGGAACGCACGCCAATTGTGGGACGCAGTTCCGCCGAGACGCGCGGTGTGCAGGTGACAACGGACGAGGGAGACAAGCTCCGGGCGGCGGCGACGGACGGCCTGCTCCTGCGCAGCGGCGTTTTCGTGGAGCATCCGGCGGACGGCGCGCGGGAATTCCGCGGCATGGGCATCCAGGATGTCGCGCGTGAATGCCTGCGCGTGAGCGGTGAAAACGCCGCCCGCCTGAGCGCCGACGAGGTGCTGCGCCGCTCTCTGACGCCGGACAGCGCGTTCGTCAGCATCACCTCGAACGCGGCAAACCGCGCCGTCCTCGGCGCGATGCAGCACGCCCCAACCACCTACCAGGCGTGGACGAGTGTCGGCTCCGCCAAAGATTTTAAGCCGACCAACATCTACGAGGTGAACGACGGAGGCACGCTCCGCGAAATTCCGCAGAGCGGCGAATTCACGGAGGCAAAGCTCTCTGACGCGCCGGTAGCCGTGCGGCAGCTCATCACCGTCGGCAAGATGCTCAGCTTCACGCGGCAGATGTTCATCAACGACGAATTTGATCTCATTCTGCGGATGGTAACGGCGCATGTACAGGCATTCCAGCGCGGGATCAATCAGGCGGTATATGCGCTGCTCAAGGCCAATCCCGCCATGCTCGACGGTGATCAGCTGTTCAGCAGCGCGCACAAAAATCTCGGCACAGCCGCCGCGCCCGGCACCGACTCTTTCAGTGAAGCGCGGCTCCTGATGCGCCGCCAGACGGAAGCGGACGGCGTCACCCGTCTGAACCTCTCCCCCGCCTTCGTCCTCTGCGGCGCGGCGGACGAGACGAAGGTGGAGCAGCTGCTGCACTCGCTTGCGGCTCCCGAGGGGACAAACTCCGGCGTCGCGAACGTGTTCCGCAGCGCGATGACGCCCGTCGTTGACGCGGAGCTTGATGTGGACGGCGGCGCGCAGCCGTTTTACTTCGCGGCGCATCCGTCGCTTGCGCCGACGATCGAGGTCTCCTACCTCAACGGCGTCGAGGCTCCGACGGTCGAAACAGAGACCGATTTTGACCGGCTTGGCATCCGCTACCGTGTCTACGGCGACCGGGGCGTGACGCTGCTCGGCTACCGCGGACTCGTGAAGAATCCCGGCAAGGCGTAAGGAAGGAGGAAAACGTAATGGCAAGATACGTACAGCCCGGTAAGGCGATTGAGTACACAAACGCCGGTGAGGAAACAATCCGCTACGGCGACGTCGTGGCACTGACAAACTGTGTCGGCGTGGCCGCCGCAGACATCGCACCCGGCGCGACCGGCGTAATTGAGCTCTCCGGCGTCTACGAGATGCCCGCAGACACTTCCGCCGCGTTCACCCAGGGGCAAAAGCTCTACTGGGACGCGTCCGGCAAAAAGGTGACAGCAACCGAGGGCGACATCGCGGCAGGCATTGCCGTCGAAGCAAAGCAGGATTCCGCCGCTGTTGCTCTCGTGAAGTTGTAAAGGGGGCAAGAGATATGATAACGCTGAAATGTCCCTTTTTCTGGAATGGCAGACTGATCCGGGAGGGAGCACGAATTTCGCTTCCCGCGGAAGTGGAGGAAAAATTTCTGCGCGCGGGAAATGCCGTACCGACAACGGAAAGCGTCTCTCCCCCGCCTTCTCAGAGCGCACCGGAAGCGGGCAAGGAAAGCCGGGAGGAGAACACGCCGGAAAAGAGTTCCCCGAAATCCGGACGAAAGCAGGCGGAGCAGGTCGAGCTCACGCTGGGAAGATGAGCTTCCGGGAACTGGTCGAATCGGACAACCACGAGATTTTCATGAATCTTGACGAGCTGGCGGAAGAACGCTCCATCCGGTACGACGGGACGCTCTATGAAAGCATCCCCGTCGTCCTCACGGGCGCTGAGGAGCAGGCGCGAAACCGCCTCTCCCACGACCATGCCGAGGGCCTGTACCGTGTGACAAGTATTCTGTACTGCCCGGCGGAAGCCCTCGGAGGTTGTACACCGGAACAGGGGCGGACAGTGGAAATCCATGAAAACGGAACATTTTTTTACCGGTATCGTGTGGAACGCTCTGTGTGTGAAATGGGGATGCTGGAGATGGAACTGGAGGCGATCGACGAATGAATACCGTTTTCTTTGACGAAATCACCGGACAGAGCCTTGACCGCGCGGAGAAGCTGCTGGCCGGGATTCCGGACGGTGCACGCCGTGCCGTGAACAGTGCTCTCTCGCGCGCCGCGCAGCATGGCCTTACAGTGGGAATGCGGATTGTCTCCGGCGAGTATGCCATTGGACAGAAGGAACTCAAATCCCGGACAAAGCAAATCAACCGTGTGGTTCGGGACAATGCCGGCGGATATGAAGTCACCTTCGGCTACAGCGGCTATGTCATTCCACTGCTCCGCTTTGACACGCAAATCGGATCGGACGGCCGGATCTATGCTCGTGTACTGCGCTCCAACGTGCGCAAACTGATTGCAAATGCCTTTGTCTCCCGTGTCAAGGGACAGCATACAGGCGTTTTTGTCCGCGAGGGAGATGCACGCCATCCAATCCACGAGCTCTTCGGCCCCTCCGCTGTAGCGGCGTTTTATGCGCACGAGGAAACGGTGGACAAGATGGACGAGGAAATCCGCTCCACGTATGAAAAGCGTGTGGAGCACGAAATCACAAGAATTCTCAACGGGTGGGGCGGCAGATGAACAGAGCGGTATTTCTGGAAGAACTCAAACGCTTTACGCTTGATGCGACGCGCGATCTGCTGCTGCCGGTGCGTGTACAGTCGGCGGAAGAGACGCCGTCGGAGCGTCCGGCTGAGGTGCACCTGATGCGTCTGCCGGACAGCGAAGCGGCAAAGAAAAAAGCGCCGTATATCATCCATCAGATCATCACCGGCAAGGATGCGCAAAAGCCCGGCGAACAGGCGGCCTGCACAACGGAAATTCGCTCCATCTTCTGTGTCTACTGCCCCGATGAGGAGGAAGGCGGGATGCTGCTGCTGAACCTCATGGAGCGGCTGCGGATTGCCCTGCTGCGGCAGGTTGTGCTGGATCAGCGGTATCAGCTGGACCTGGAATCGGGGCTGGAGATCATCCTGTACCCTGACGACAGCGCCTCCTACTACGCCGGAGAAATGGCGAGCCGGTGGAGGCTGCCGGGAATAGAAAGAGAGGTCAGACCATGAACGAGAACGAAAAGAAAGAAGAGCTTCAGACGGAGCAGAAGCCCTCCGCAGGAAGGAAAGCGGCCAGAAAAACCGCCGCAAAGAAGCCGGAGGCGCAGGGCGGCTACTGTGTGTACCTCGGCCCCAACATCCGGGGCGTCATTCAGCACGGGAAAGTCCTGCGCGGAACGAAAGACCAGGCGGCACAGCAGCTTGCACGGGCGATTCAGGAGTACCCGCAAATCGAAAGCCTGCTGGTGCCTGCGGATCGACTCATCGAATCGCGGCGTAAGCTTCAGACGGGCGGCAGCCTGCTCTCCCGGATTTATGGGGAGCTGTGCGCCGCCGCAGGAAAGGGGAAATGACAATGAAGCATGGCGTATATGTAACAAAGGAAGCAAAAGCCAAAACCGCACCGGAAGTGGTGGACAGCGGAATCCCGTTTTATATCGGGGCCTCACCGGTACAGGGGGCGTCCTCGCCCGCAAAGGTGGGAGTTCCGGTTCTGTGCGAAAGCTTTGAGGACGCGCGGGAAAAGCTCGGCTACTCGGACGACTGGACGTCCTATCCCCTCTGCGAGGCAATGGACGTACATTTTCGTCTCTACGGCATGGCCCCGGCCATTTTCTGCAACCTGCTGGACCCCGCGTCCATGCGGGAAAGCGCGGAGGCTGCCGATATCCCCGTCGGGGACGGGCAGGCAAAGCTTCCGGCGGAAGCGATCCTCGACGATACTCTCGTTGTCAAAGAGCAGGGCGGCAGCGGGGAACCGTATGTGGAGGGGACGGACTACAGCGCGTTTTACGATGACGATGGAAAACTTATCCTCGAAGTGCTCCCGGACGGCTCTGCCGCTGAGGCGGCGCAGCTCAATGTGGCGTACAGCAAGGTCACGCCCTCCTCTGTCACCGCGGACGAGGTGGCGATTGGCCTGGAAGCCGTGGAGCGCTGCATGGTGACGGTCGGCAAAATTCCGGATCTCCTCTGTGCGCCCGGTTATTCCCAGGATGCGGGCGTTGCCGCCGTGATGGCCGTCAAGGCGGCAAATGTGCAGGGTATGTTCCATGCGAAGGCGGTTTTGGATCTCGACTGCACCGACGCTACGACAGGCAGTACAGCCATTGCCAAAAAGGCAGAGCTCGCTCTCACGGATAAAAATCAGATCGTCTGCTGGCCGATGCCGCAGAAGAATGGCAGGCTGTATCACATGAGCACCCATCTGTGCGCGCTCATGGCGCGGGTAGACGCGGGAAACGGCTGCCCGTATGAGTCGCCCTCGAACCGTGCTCTGGAATGCGACGGAGTGGCGCTGGCCGACGGCAGCGAGGTGCTGCTCACGCTCAGTGAGGCGAACGAGCTGAACGCGGTCGGGATTGTCACGGCGCTGCACGGCTTTGACGGGTGGATTGCCTGGGGAAATTATACGGCGTGCTATCCTGCGGACACGGCCCCCGAAAACGCCTTTATCCCCGTTTCCCGCATGTTTGACTGGGTGGGAAACACGCTTGTGAAAACCTTCTGGAATCACCTGGACAAACCGATTCTGCGGCGCAGGCTCGACAGCATCATCGACGGGGCAACCATCTGGCTCAACGGACTGACGGGCAGCGGCTATCTCTACGGGGGCCGGGTGGAAATTCCCGAGGCGGACAATCCGAAGGAGAACCTTGTGGCCGGCATTGTAAAGCCGCGCATTGCCCTGACTCCTCCCTCTCCGGCACAGGAGATTACCACCACACTGACCTACGACGCGAGCTACGCCGACTCGCTGTTTGAGTAAAGGAGGGAACGACATGGCAGGTTTTGATGAATCCACCATCAATTTTACCGTCTTTGAGGACGACATCGAGCAAATCGGCGTCGCGACAGCGACACTGCCGACGCTCTCGGCCATCATGCAGACCATCTCGGGCGCCGGGATTTCCGGAAACGTGGAGGTTGGCATCGCGGGGTATTACGACACGATGGAGCTGGGGCTCGCCTTCCGCAATTTCACGTCGTGCAACGTGCGGCTTTCGGAGCCGCGTCTGCACACCATTCAGCTGCGTGCCGCCATGCAGGTGGAAGACCCGACGGACGGCGTTGTGAGAATTCAGGAGATCAAGCACGTTTTCACCGTGCTTCCCAAGACGGATGCGGGCGGCAGCGTGGCCCCTGCAAGCCCCACCAACGGCTCCGGTACCTACGCGGTGCGCTATTGGGCGACCTACATTGACGGCGAACGCGTGCGCGAAATTGACCCGTTCAATTCGATCTGCTTCATCAACGGGACGGATTATCTCGCAGATGTGCGGGCCGCCCTCGGTAAATAAGGAGGATGCCTCTTATGGAAGAACAAACCCTTTCCGTCGTACAAGAGAAGGCTGTGGGCGCTTATACCCACACCTTCAAGGAACCCTTCTCCTGGCAGGGGCACACCTTCGAGGAGCTGACCTTTGACTTTGCCTCCCTCACGGGCGGCGACAGCCTTGCCATTGAGGAGGAGCTGCTCCTGCTCAACAAGACAGCTTTTGTGCCTGCCTTGTCAGGGGAATATCTCGTTCGCATGGCCGCAAGAGCCTGCACGACCGTGATTCAGGAACCGGGCGGACGCCGAACGCGCATCGGCACGGACGCGCTGCGGGCCATGCCGATCACGGAGTACAACGCGATTATCGGGAGGGCACGCAATTTTTTGCTCAGTGCAAAATAAAAGCCGGAGACGGCGGCGCGTGGCTGCGGCAGCAATGTCTGGCGCTGGCGCGCGCCAACGCCACACCCGCACCGTTCTGGCTTTCCCTTCCGCTGGTATCTCTTGCGCGGTGGATTGCGTCCAGCAACCAGCTCACAGAGGATGCTATACGGGAACGAAACCGCCTGAGAAAAATCTGAAAAGGAGGTGAGGCGAAAAGATGACAAAGGAATATGAGATGCTGTTCCGGCTGAATGCGCAGACCGGTTCTGGGTATACCAAGGCTTTTCAGCAGGCACAGCAGGAGCTCAAGGAAGTCACACAGCGCATCCAGGATCTTCAGCAGGAGCAGAAAGACATTACCGCTTATCAGAAGCAGCAGGAGGCACTGGAGAAAACAGAAGTCAAACTGAATCGGCTGCAAAAGCAGTATGATAATATCCAGCGTGAGATTCAGGAAACAGGCTCGTTCTCCTCTGAACTTGAAAACAAGCTGCTTTCCAAGCAGGTAAAAATCGACGACACCTCCGCCGCCTACGAGCGTCAGAAGGAGCGCCTGAAAGAACTACAGAAGGCAATGGAGAACGCCGGGATCGATATGAACGATCTCGGCCGGAGCTCTGCCGAGCTATCCGAAAAAATCCACACACTGAAGGAAAACCAGGAACAAGCGGCTGTTCAGGCACAAAAACTTGGCACATCGGCAAGCTCGGCTTTTGAACAGATTGGTCAGGCTCTTGCCGCAGCCGGTATCACCGCAGCAATACGGGAAGCTGCTCAATATTTTGCCGACTGCGCGCAGGCGTCCATGGACTTTGAGACGGCCGTCACCGGTGTGGCAAAAACGACCGACCTCTCTGACGAGGAGCTCGCCGCCATGGCCGACTCCATCCGAAGCCTTTCCACAGAAATTCCGGCAACCACAGAGGAGATTTCTGCCGTCGCGGAGGCGGCCGGACAGCTCGGGATTCAAAAAGAAGCCCTTCTCGACTTCACGGAAACCATGGTTATGCTCGGCACGGCCACCAACATGACGGCGGACGAGGCCGCCACAGCTCTGGCGCGCTTTGCCAACATCACGGGCATGGGCGCAGGGGAGTACGATCGCCTGGGCGCGACCATCGTTGATCTCGGAAACAGCTTCGCCACAACGGAGCAGGAAATCACCGAGATGGCGACGCGCCTTGCCTCCGCCGGAACGCTGGCCGGAATCAGCGAACCGGGAATCCTTGCCCTGGCCGCGGCAATGTCAAGCGTCGGCATTGAAGCGGAGGCCGGAGGCACAGCCATGACGGAAACGCTCAACGCTATCGAAACCGCCGTCGCGGGCGGCGGAGAAGCGCTTGACGAGTTCGCGCGTCTGGCCGGTATGTCCTCTGAGACTTTTGCGGAAACCTGGCAGAACGACGCGCTCTCCGCGCTGACCTCCTTCATCGGCGGGCTCGGGCAGCTCGACGAACAGGGCGAAAGCACCGTGCTGGTGCTCGAGAGTCTCGGCCTGACAGGCGTGCGGCAGAGCAACATGCTCAAATCCCTCGGCCTTGCCGCGGAACAGATGACCGGAGCGGTAAATCTGGCCAACACCGCCTGGGAGGAAAACACCGCTCTAACCGAGGAAGCATCAAAACGGTACGCCACAACCCAAAGCCAGCTGATCCTGCTGCAAAACAGCTATCGGAATATACAGGCCGCCATCGGCGACGCATACACACCGGAACTGAAAGAGGCTTACGCTGTGGGAACCGACGTCCTCAACGGCGTGGCGCAGTTCATTCGGGACAATCCGGCGCTGGTCAAAGCCGTCGTAACGTTTACGGGCGTCATCGGCGGCGCGACGGCGGCAGTGGCCGCCTACACGATAGCAGCCAAAGCCGCCGCTCTGGCCAGCGCGGCCATTCCAGGGCTGAACATCATTATGGGGGTGACGGTGGGCGTCGCCGCTGTCACAGCGGCCATTGTCGCACTCAACGATGCGGCGTCCAAAGAGGCCGACGAACTCGCGAAGCTGACGGCGACTTCCCGTGCCCAGTATGCAGAAATGCAGGAACTCCAGGCCGAATACGGCGAGGTGTGCGCGTCAATGGGCGACACCTCCTATGAAGCCCAAAGGCTGAAAGCGGAGCTCGACGAAGCAACCGCCGCGTTTGAGGAACAAAAGCAGACGGCGGAAGAGCTGGAAGCCGCGCACCGCGAAGCCATTGACGCGCACAATGAACTGATGGCGTCCTACGACGAGACGGTCGAAAGCCTGAACAAGGAAACGCGCAGCAGTGAAAATCTGATGGCAAAGCTGGAAGAGCTGATGGCTGTCGAGGGAAAATCCGCCTCGGTCAAGCAGGAAATCCTCGCTGTGGTGGATCTGCTCAACGAAGCAATGCCGGAGCTGGCTCTTTCCTATGATCAATACGCGGACAGTTTGAATCTGTCGGCCGAAGCGATCCGAGGCGTCGTAGAAGCCGAGTTGGCGAGAGAACGCCATGCGGAAAATTATGAACAGCTGAAAAAGCTCATCGGTGAAGAAGGCAGTCTGTATCAAACACTGCAAGCCGACATTGAGGAAACCAAAAACCGGCAGGATGAGCTGACCAACGCAAAAAAGCAGTACCTGGAATACTATAACGCATACCAGGATGGCGGATGGATGGAAGCGGATGGAGACGCCTATCTGGCAACCATACGCGAATACGGCGATGCAGTCGCTTCCGCACAGGAAGCCTGGGAGAACGCTGCCGCCGCCGAGGAGGAGGCACGGACCGCTTACGAGGAAAATCAGGACGCCATCGCTGATTTAACCCAGGAACTTTCCGGCTACACAGAGGAAATGGACGAAAGCGGAATAGCGGTACAGGATATCCTCACCTCTGCGAACGCGAAAGTACAGGAACTCGCGGCAAGCTACACGGAAGCCTACACCGCCGCCCTCGAAAGCGTCTCCGGACAATATCAGCTCTGGGACCAGGCGGCGGAGGTTGTCGCTGTCGGCGCGGACGCCATTAATTCCGCTCTGGAGAGTCAGGTTTCCTACTGGCAAAGCTACAACGACAATCTCGCAAATCTGACCGCGCGCGGGGAGGATATCGCGGGGCTCAGCGAAATGATTGCAAGCTTCGCGGACGGCAGCTCCGACAGCGTGAACGCGGTAGCCGGCATGGCTTCCGCTACCGACGAAGAACTGGCCGCCATGGTTTCCAACTGGCAGGAGCTGCAGGCGGAGCAGGAGAAAACCGCAGGCAGCATGGCCGATCTGAAAACGGATTTTTCGGCTGCCATGGACGAGCTGCAAACGGAACTGGCTGCGGACATTGAAGCCATGAACCTCGGGGAAGAAGCTGCCGCAAGCGGAAAAGCAACGATTCAGGGGTATTTGAATGGTATAACCATTATGCTGCCGCAGGTGCAGGCTGCATATCAACGATTAGCCGGCGCGGCATCCAACGCCCTCGGCAGCGCTTCTGTGCCGGACAGAGGGTTCGCATCCGGCACACCGGACGCACCGCCCGGCTGGGCCTGGGTCGGCGAGCTGGGCCCGGAGCTGATGCGGCTGCGCGGCGGGGAAACCATCCTGCCTGCCTCCGTATCACAGGACTTCGCTCTGGCTTCCCAGGAGATGCAGACTCTCTCCTCCGTTCCGGAGTTTACGGCTTTGCTGGCGGCACAACAGGCGGAAGCAGCGATTCCCTCCGCCGCGGCACAAACCGCACCCATCGGCGGAGAACTTTCCCTTGTCGTCTCCCCCTCCTATCAGATCAGCGGCTCTGCAAACGCCGGGGAAATTCGGAATGTGCTTGTCTCCCGTGATGAGGAGCTGGTGGAGCTCATCCTGCGGACTTTGGAAGAGGCCGGTATTGACGCGGCAAGGAGGGCTTACCGATGAAAACCTATACCACCATACAGGGCGATATGTGGGACTCCATTGCCTACCGGGAAATGGGAGGAGTGGAGTATACGTCCCGCCTTATGCAAGCAAACCGGCAGCACCTTGATTTCTATCTCTTTCCCGCGGGAATCCAACTGACCATTCCAAACGCCGCCGCGGAAGAAAATTCCTCTCTGCCGCCCTGGAAGGAGGCCATGGGATGAGCGAAACTTCACAGTCCCGCCGGGCAGCGGTGGAACTCTCATTTGCCGGGGTAAATATCACGGATTCCATTCGCCCCTATCTGCTTTCCCTCACCTATACGGACAACGAAGAGGACGAAGCCGACGATCTGCAAATCAAATTGCAGGACAAGGAAGGGATCTGGCTGACCAGCTGGCTGACCGGAGCGGTGGACGCGGCTGCCTCCGCCGGTTCCCAGACAGCCTCATCTGTGTCATCGTCACAAGCTTCCCGGTACCGCGTGACGCCCGCGATCGGGCTGAACGTCCGCACCGGACCGGGCACAGGATATCAGAAACTCGGTGCTCTGCCCTATGGAACGGAGATCTCTGTTTCTGAGATCTCCGCAGGCTGGGCAAAAACCGTGTATCGCGGGCAAACGGCCTACGTCTGCGCGCAATACCTGACGGCAATCGGAACCGAAAGCGCTTCGGACTCCTTTTCTGTGGGGGATACGGTGGACTTTGTGGGAACCCGCCACTATGTCAGCTCAACGGGAAATCAGGGGTATGCGGCAAAACAGGGCCCGGCAAAAATCACACTCAGCAATCCGGGCAGCCTGCATCCCTGGCACCTCATCAACACAGACGGAACCTCGAATGTGTACGGATGGGTAGACAAATCGGATATCCGCGCGCAAGGCTCCAAAGCCCAGAACGTCACGGAAGAAAATGAGAATCCCACGCAAACAGGGTTTTCCATACAAGCTGTCATTCTGCGGGAAAACTGGACGGGTAACGGCAGAGACGATCTGTTGGAATGCGGCGCCTTTGAGCTTGACAGCATCAAGGCGTCCGGCCCTCCGGCCGTCATCACCATCAAGGCCACCTCCCTTCCCTACTCCTCACAAATCAGGCAGACAAAGAAAAGCAGAGCCTGGGAATCGTACAGCCTTTCCGGCATCGCGCGGGAGATAGCAGTCTCCAATGAAATGGCGTACCTGTTTGAATCCGCTTGCGATCCCTCTTACTCGCGTGTGGAGCAGTATCAGGAGAGCGACATCGCGTTTCTTTCACGGCTTTGTCACAGCGCCGGAATCTCACTCAAAGCATCCAACCGCATCCTGGTGCTCTTCGACCAGGCAGCATATGAACAGAAGCCTTCCTCCTTCACGATAACACGCGGAGACGGAAGCTACCTCAAATATGATCTTTCCACAGGAACGGCGGACACGAAATATTCTTCCTGCCGGGTACGGTATGCGGACCCGGCAACCGGAAGGACGTGGGAAGGCATCGCCTATGCGGAAGATTACAAAGAGGACGCAAAAAACAACCAGCAGCTTGAGGTGACGGCGAAAGTATCCAGCATTGCACAGGCGCAGGAGCTGGCCGCCAAACATCTGCGTCTGCACAATAAATTTGCACGCACAGCAACCTTTACTTTTCCGGGCAGTCCGTCGATCACGGCGGGAGTCACGGCAACGCTCCAGGGATGGGGTGCGTGGGACGGCAAATACATCGTCAAACAAGCCAGGCACAGCGTCAGCGGCTCCGGCTATACGACACAAGCGGTGCTGCGGCGTGCATTGGAGGGATAGCAATGGAATTGGAAAACATCGTGGCGCGCATGGTGCAGATTGGGCGCGTCAGTTCTGTTGATGAGGCAGGCCGCCGGGTCCGCGTGATTTTATCCGAAACAGGCATTGTCTCTGACTGGCTCCCCTATCTCAGCCGGTTTCGTCATAACCTTCCCGACCAGCTGCCCAAAATCAATGACAGGGTCGTTGTACTGTATCTGCCTGTGGCGGATGGGGACGGCTTTGTGCTGGGGGTGCTGCCATGAGGATCGGCACGCTTGGCAACCTGGTGTTTCAGGTTTCCTCTGAAACCGTACAGACGATCGACGATCTGCAATGGTCGGGATCGGCGCAGTACAGCACGCACCAACGGCATCTTGCCAAAGGCCTTCTGGAATTCACCGGCGTCGATCCGGACGAGCTGTCCTTTTCGATTTTCCTCTCCCGCTCGCTCGGTGTGGAGCCTGAGGAATCTATGGCTCTGCTTCGGGAGTACGAACAAAACGGAACGACGCTCCCCTTCTCTCTCGGAAGCCGTCCCTATGGAGAGTATCGCTGGGTGATTGTGAGCCATAAATTACAGGTCACACAGTTTGACGGCCGGGGGCGTATCGCGGCTGCGACGGTATCCGTCAGCCTGCGTGAATATAGCAAGGAGTGAGAAGATGCGCTATCAAATTACAACGGACGCTGCCGCACCTCTTCGTCTCAACGAGACGGATCCCGTGGCCTCTGTTTTGCAGAGTCTGCGCATCCTGCTCTCCACACGAAAAGGCAGCGTCCCCCTGTATCGGGATTTTGGAATCTCCATGGAATTTCTCGATTGCCCTCTCCCCACTGCACAAGCTCTTTTGACGTCGGAGGTGCAGACTGCCATCCAGCAATACGAGCCGAGAGCACGGTTGATCAAAGTTGTCGTTCAGGAGACTTCCCCGGGAAATCTGAGCCTTGCGGCGGAGGTGGAACTCAATGGCTAGAAATGTGGAATACCAATACGTCAGCACAGACGTCAATTCCGTGATCTCCTTTTTGACCTCTGCGTATGAGAAAATCACCGGCACGGCTGTTGAGCCCTCCAGTCCGGAAAAACTCTTTCTGCAATGGGTGGCCGGCATTGTTATACAGGAGCGGGAATCCATCAACTATGTGGGAAACCAGAATCTCCCCAGCCGTGCGGAAGGAAAAAACCTTGATGCGATCGGAGAAGAACTCTATCGTGTCAGCCGCCCTGCCGCACAGCCTGCCGTCTGCACGGAACGCTTTTTCCTTTCTATTGTGCAAAGCTCAGCCATCCTGATTCCAGGCGGAACACGAGTGGCAGCCGCAGGCTCTTCCCTGGTGTGGGAAACAGTTTCGGACGTCTATATCCAGTCTGGAGAAACCTTCGCTGACGTTCTGATCCGCTGCCAGACGCCCGGCATAGTCGGAAATGGATACGCCGTGGGACAGCTGAACACCCTCATCGACCTGTTTCCCTACTATGACCGGTGCGAAAACCTCACGATCAGCGACGGCGGCTCGGATCAACCTTCAGACGACGAGTATTATGAGCTGATGCGGGCCGCGATGGATTCCTACAGCACCGCAGGCCCCAGCGGCGGCTACATTTACCACGCGAAAAAGGTTTCAACGGAAATTGCCGATGTGGTGGCGAATTCCCCGGAAGCGGGAAAGGTGGCGCTGTATGTTCTGATGAAGGATGGTTCCATCGCGCAGCCGGAACTCAAAAAAGCCGTTCTGGCCGCTTGCAGCTCCGACACAGTCCGTCCTCTGACGGATTACGTGTCCGTCGAGGATCCGGAAGTGGTGGAAGCTTCGATTCAAGTCACCTATTACGTCCCTTCCGATTCCGTACTCGGCTCGGCGGAACTGGAACAATCGGTCCATACCGCCGTGCAGGAATACATCAACTGGCAATGCGCCAAGCTTGGCCGGGATATCAATCCCAGCAAGCTGATCAGCCTCCTCATGCAGACAGGCGTCAAGCGTGTGGAGGTCACCTCCCCCTCTTATCAGGCTCTGCGGGATGGAAGCGATCGCAGCGTCCCGCAGATTGCGTTGTTTAACGAAAAATCCATCATAAACGGAGGGTTCGAGGATGAATGAACGCTGGGGACCGACCGCTGAAAACATGCTCCGCGCCCTGCCGGACGTTCTCAAAAACGACCACGGCACAGCGGCTCTCGCTTCCTGTGCTGCTGCTGCGTTAGCCGGAAGAAAAGCGGAGATTGACAGCCTGATTCTTTACGCGCGGATAGACGAGCTGCCGGAGCCGCTCCTGGATCTCCTGGCGCAGGATTTCAAGGTGGACTGGTGGGACGGCGATTATTCGCTGGAGGAAAAAAGGCAGACTCTCAGGGACAGCTGGCACGTTCACCGGACTCTTGGAACGAAAGCAGCTGTGGAAACCGCTCTTTCCGCCATTTATCCCAATACGAAAGTGATTGAATGGTGGGAATACGATGGCCCTCCCTATCATTTTCGTCTGTCCGTCAATGTTTCCAGCGATGAAATAAGTTCCTTCAAGCATCAGCGTGTGATGGCACGGCTTGAACTGTATAAAAATCTCCGCTCTCAGCTCGACGAAGTCGAGTACTACGACGGCGGAGCGGAAATCACATTATATGCAGGCGCGGCCATGGTCGGAATCGATCTGTGCGACGGCTGCACAGCAAGGGAGTGGTGAAATGGCGAATTGGGAAGGAATCCTTACGGATGCAGGCACACAACTGCTCCAGGCTTGGGTGGATCATACGTCTCTGCGGATCACTTCCGCTGCCGCGGGAGAAGGCTCTGTGGACACAGGTTTGCTCCCCTCACAGACGGCGCTTGTTTCCCGGAAACAGCCGGTCAGCCTTATCGGCAGCGAACCGGTGGAAGACGGAATCCGTCTGAAGCTCCGCCTGACTGCTCCGGAAATAGCCTATGTTCTGCAGCAGATTGGGGTTTGGGCCCAGCTGGAAGGCGGCGAAGAAAAGCTTCTGGCTGTCTTTCAAAATCGCAGGGGATATTTCATTCCGGACAAAGCGGCTTCCCCGGATTTTGTGTTCACTTTTTACGCGCTCATTTCCTGCAGCAATTCCGGAAACTGGACGGTGAATCTCGACGTCTCCGCTCTCGCCTCTCAAAAGGATATTTGGGAGGCAGCGGATAAGCTGGAAGAACAAATGCAGACACACATCCAGGCGGTGGAGGAAAAGTGGGATGACAGTCTGCACGCTCTGGGGGAAGATGTTGACGCACTCCGCGCCGATCTCGATTCCCTCTCCGGGCAGATTTCCACAGAGGTCGGGGAAAGCCTTGCGGAGCTGACAGGGCGTGTGGCAATGAACGAATCGAAGATCGCAACGCTCTGGGACGCAATCTTTACGAACATCACCGGCAACCCGTTCACGGTGGCCTTCTCATCGCTCTCCGGC